GGATCATATTGCCAAAGAGATAACGCTAGAGTCGGCTGTTAATACGTTAATTGGGTCCGGCTTTCCGTTTAGTGCTTCGGACGCTAGTGGTACAGCTAGAGTTAGAATAGATTCTGATACAAAATTTAAGCCTACTATACTTGTCGTAGTATCGCCTGCGGCAGGAACTACAAGGGGTGCCGGATTACAAGTTAATGATTCTTTTGGTGTTGCAATCGATGATTCTACGGTGGGGCAATTTGTTGGTTTACAGGTAACAGGAGAGCATATTTTACCTAAAGAATCTACTACGATAACCACAACCGTAGGAGAAAAATTATACTGGGATTCAACTCCCGGAGAGCTTACCACCGTTGCGGGTGGGAATGTTCTTGTTGGCGTCGCATCAAGTGTTCAAATAGCAACTGATACAACAGCAAAAGTAATACTTAATGGGGTAACCCTACCATAATGAGTTTCGAAGATTTAACAGACTCACTTTTGAACGTTGCACAAGACACCTTTGGGGATAGGGAGAAGATTCTATTTGTCCCCTTGGTCGGTGCTCCGTTTGAGCTGCCTGGAATCTTCGAAAATCAGTATGAGTCTATAGACCCGGTAACACTAGCATCAATACAAACACTAGCCCCTAGGGTTGGTGTTAAGGAAATAACCGTGTTTGATGTTATTGCACGATTACCGACAAATAAAGACAAGATCACACGACAGAAAACATCTAAGACATATAAGATTAGGACAGTAGAGCCCGATGGAAGAGGTGATATACAATTAACTCTTGACTTGGAGCCATAATGGCACTTACAGACCACATAAGAAAACAGGTAAGAGATGCAGTTTTACTTATACTAAAAGGCCCTGCTATAACGGCTGCTGGAGATAATGTTTTTGTTAATCGAGTCGCACCTTTCGGGGAAGCAGATTTGCCAGCAATTAACATATTTACAAATACGGAAAGCTCAGATGTTGTTATTGAGGCTTCAAGGGTTTACATGCACAACTTAACACTTACTATAGAATTGTCTGACAAATTAAGTACTAATGTTGTTGATATCCTTGATAACATTGCTTTAGATGTCGAAAAAATAATGGCAAAAAATGAAAATGCACAGCTAGGACTTAAGTGTATTCAGGAGAAATATCCCGTTTTAGTTGGCACAGAAATCAACATAAAAGACAAGGTCGAAAATGACGTTGCCGGAATAGTAATGTCATACCAAATTATTTACCACACCGACGAGCCAGGAGTGGACGAACAAACGCTTGTGCCACTTGAGGGTATTGATGTTGACTTTGATTTAGACCCAACAGACGAAGAAATTGACATGGAAGTAATTGTAGATTATTCATAATTAGGAGGACAAATTTTGGTAACTTTTTTGCAAATACCAAATAATAGAAAGGTTCCTGCTGTACTCACTGAATTTGCAACAAGCTCAGTACAGCAAGGAGCTAGCATCCAGCCCTATAAATTGCTAATTTTAGGGCAAAAATTAGCTGCTGGAACTGGAGCAGTAGAAACACCTTTTTTGATAACCAGTTTAAGCCAAGCAAAGCAGCTTTTTGGGCTCAATAGCGATCTGGCTATTATGATAGAGTCTGCATTATTAAATAATAACGTTACAGAAATGACAGCTATTTCTGTTGCAGATGGTGGAGGGGCTTCCGCTGCTGGAGTTCTTACCGTGGCAACTGGAACAGCAACAGAAAACGGTGAAGTAATTCTATATGTTGCTGGTCGTAGAATCGTTACTATTGTTAGTATTGGAGACGATCAAGATGCCGTTGCTTCTGCAATAACCGCTGCAATAACGGCTTTCATTGACGAACAGGTTCCGGTTGTTGCTTCTGCTGGTGCAAGTCCCAATTTGGTGGACATAGATTCACGTCACGCAGGGTTGACAGGGAATACAATAAATTTGCGTTTTAACTATCTTCCGGGAGAAAAATTCCCGGACGGCATAGTGGTAACCGTCTCTACACCAATGGCGGGAGGTACAACAAATCCGTCCTTGACTAACTTGATTGCAGCTATGGCAAATGAGCAATATAATATTATTGCTATGCCTTGGACAGATGCAAGTAGCTTGTCTGCGATGGAGGCAGAATTAAAGACTAGGTTTGGGCCACTTGTAGAGCTCGAAGGTATGGTTTTTGTCTCTGAAGATGACACAGTGACCAACCTAAAAACCTTGGGTAACTCTCGCAATTCTCAATTCGTCTCTGTAGTCGAGTCAAAAGATAGTCCATCGATGCCGCTTGAAAGGGCTGCTGGAGTTGCTGGAATTGTTGCAAAAAGCGCACAGAATGACCCAGGATTACCATTCCAAAATACGGTTATTCTAGGGATAAGGCCCCCTGCATTGATAGACCAAATTACCGCGAACAACAGAGACTTACTGCTCAATAACGGTATTGCTACAACAAAGACTGTTGGTAATAACGTATTGGTCGAAAGGCTTGTTACTACTAGAGAAGAAGATGATTTGGGTAATCCAGACGATTCATTTTTAGACTCCAATGTATTTTTGATATTATCCTTTTTTCGCTTCGATACCAGAACAGCTTTGAGTAATAGATTTCCAAACTTTAAACTTGCTAAAAATGGTACACGTATTGCATTTGGTTCTAGGGTTGTAACTCCAGACATAGTAAAAGCCGAGATATTGACAAGGGCTAGAATTTGGCTGGACTTGGGTCTATTAGAAGACATAGAACAATTTAAGGCTGACCTGTTTTCCGAAATAAGCATTACAGACCCAAATAGAGTAGACGTTTTGGCTATACCAAATCTTATAAATCAGCTTAGGATTATTGCTGTCAAGTTTGATTTCATTAGGTAAGAAAGGAGCTATCTATGGCACGTAAAGTAGGTGGTACAATATCGGTTGTGGTAAATGGTTCCAATGTACTTGCAAAGGGCTCATTTACTACGAACCTTGGGTTACCAAAAAAAGAAATGGTCGTAGGGTCTGATAGAACGCATGGACCAATGGAAAAGCAGCAAGTAGCTTTCATCGAGGGCGAAATCACTGTTCCTTTTGATCTAGATGTGGCAGCATTTCAGCTGCTAAGTAATGCAACTATTGTGCTTACACAGGGCAATGGACAAATATTTATATTACACGAAGCAGAGTATGCAGCAGAGGGAGACTACCAAACAGAGGAAGGTAATTTACAGTTTCGTTTCGAAGGTCTAAGTGCCGATTTAATTCCAGCAGGGGCATAATTTTATGGGTGAAAAATGTATGAGATAAAAACAGATAAAACTATAGACACTATAAGCCATGATGATTTAGTTGAGAAGATAGAGGCTACCGAGCCCATGAGCATTATGGAAGCAATTGAGCATGTAGAAAAAATGGATAGAACTGTTGAGCTACACAAGGCTATTGGTGGTAGTATTACCAAGCTAACCTTTGAAATTCCTCTAGCTGTCCACATGTGGGATATACAATTTTCTAGCTTTACAGATTTGGAAGTTGGGCAGATAATGAAAATAGCAGGTAGGCTTTGCGGGATTCCTGAAAAGCTTATGAAACAGGTTGTATACTTTGATATTTCACCTATCACAACAATGGTATTATCACTTTTAGCCCCTGGCTTGGATCTGGATGGAGAAAGTTAATAGGCAATTTGGCTTATACTTTCCATTTTCCACCATCTGAATTCAAGCAAATGACTATGCGTGATCTATGGTTTTGGCATGATCGACTAATAGAAATCAATAAGGAACTTGATAAGAATGGCTAAGAAGAAATTTGCACTAGAGATAACTCTTACAGATAAGCTATCAAAGAGATTGCGTCAAGTTAGCAAAAGACTTGCACGTTTTTCTGCCCAGGCTACATCTGTAGGTAAGTCAATATCTTTAGGGCTCACGGTTCCCTCTGCCTTATTTGCTGCTAAAATTATTAAAGTGGGTGCAAGCTTTGAAAATGTTATGTTGCGTGTTCAATTTCTGACAAAAACAACGGAGAAGCAACACACAAAAACATTCAATAAAATGGTCGATACTGCAAAAAAGCTTGGATCTACTACACAATTTTCGGCAACTCAAGCTGCACAAGGGATGGAAATACTAGCACAGAGCGGGAAAAGCCCTGAACAAATTATTAAGTTATTGCCAAATGTACTAAATCTAGCTACTGCTGGTGTGCTTGAAATGTCCGAGGCTGCGTCTATAGCAATAAATTCCATGGGTAACTTTGGACTTTCTGCAAAAGACTCCACCAGGATCGTCAACACACTTGTAAGTGCTGCAACGTCTGGAGCTACAAACATAGCTGAGATGGGCGAAGCAATAACAAAGGTTGGTGTGATTTCCAAGATAGCAGGATTTTCTATTGAGCAAGCAAGTGCTACACTCTCCATTTTGAGCCAAGGAGGTTTAAAAGGTGGTTTAGCAGGTCGAGGACTAAAGAACGTGCTTAAAGACCTCTTGACCATCGGAAAACGGGCAGATTCTATTAAGGCACTTGGTGGGCTTGGTATTAAAAAACAGGACCTATTTGACACCAAAGGAAACCTACAAAAACTAAGTTCTATTATAGCTGTATTTGCTAAAAAAGGACTTGGACAGGCAGAGCTTTTCCGCGTGTTTGGTGCTATCGCTGCTCCTTCTGTTGGTGTATTGCTAGAGCAGTTTAAAAAAGGCAATACTATCGACAAAATGACCGCCAAGATCAAGAAATCTGGTAACATAGCAGAGCGTTTTGCCAAGAAAAGCATGGAAGGCTTAACGGGTGCAATGCGTAGCTTGATTTCTGCTGCTGAGGGCTTAGCTTTAGAAATTGGTGCGGCAGGACTACTTAAGGATTTTACTAAACTAGCTCTTGAAATGACTGATGTTGTTAGGGCAATGGCTAAAACAAATCCTGCGCTTTTACGTGCTGCAACTATTATGGTCGGACTTGCTGCAACACTAGGGCCGCTTGTTCTTGGTTTGGGTTTGTTGTCGGGTGCTTTTATAAAGGTTGGTGTTGCTATGAAACTATTACTTATTGCATCTCCCATAATAATTGCAATCGGTTTGGTTGCTGCTGCTGGTTGGGTATTAGTTAGAGATTGGGATAAAATAATGGCTGGTTTAGAGTCTATATCTATTGCAAGTTCTGGCGAAATATTTGGTGCTATTGGGACTTTGATAGTTCAGCAAATTGACCTAGCAACCAAAAAATATAAAGAATTTGTCGAAGGTGCAAAAGTTCTCCTTACACCAATATTGGAGAGTTTAGATATTGTTGGTGGTCAAAAAATAAAGCAAATAAATGTAGGCAAAGGTGAAGAAATACCATTTGGCCTTAATGTTCAAGGTCCTCTGGGGCGGCAGTCAGGCGTGATAGAAAAAGAAAAAAGTATTAAGCTACAAATAGAGCTCACAAAAGGTGCAGAATTTGGTGGACTAGGTGCAGTAGTGGTAACACAGAGCAAAAACGTCAAGACAAAAATAGTGGGTGGTCTTGGAAAACAAAACAACGATTAACGAAAGATATTATGCCTCCTGAATGGAAAGATAATCTACAACCAGCAAGTTTTCGTGGTGTTCCCTTCTTTGTTCGTGACTCTAATTTTTCAGGGGGTCGCAAGAAGATAGAGCATAATTTCCTCAACAAGGATTTACCAAGTTTTGAGGATGTTGGAAGGTTAGCACGTAAATTCTCTATAGAAGGCTATCTTTTAGGTGATGACTACAACCTGCAAAGAGACGCACTAATAGCAGCCCTAGAAGATAAGGCGATAATTGGCACCCTAGTACACCATTATTATGGAAATATCCAGGTGTCCTCTGGCATATTTACAGTAGGAGAGAATGAAAAAGAAGGTGGTTTCGCAACTGTCTCAATGGATTTTACGCAGGCAGTAGAGCTTGATAATCCACTATTTAAAGATTCTGCAAATAACCTCATCGATGCCTCACAAAAGACTATAGAAATAGTACAAGAAGATTTTGATGCAGTATTTACAGTTGCAGCCCTTCCTGGCTTTGTAAAAGCTTCTGCAAGTGCTATAGTCTCTGGAATGTCAGCAGCTATGGACGGCGCAAAAGTATTCCTCAAAGATGTTGAATCTGTTGTAGTACAGGATAGAGCACAACTAGATAGCTTGATAGCTTCGTTAGATGCAAATTCTTCTATTCTTATAGCTAGTGCAAACAACATCTCCTCAGCAATCATTGAAATATACGATACCCTTGATAATGCCAGTACAATAGCCCAGGAAATATTTGACTTTTGTTTCTCCGTATTTGAATTTGGTGATAATGTAGATGACCCCCCACAAACCACAACTACACGAGCAAAGCAAAAGCTAAATGATGATAAGTTAATCGAGATCATGAAAGGTGTTGCAGTATCAAAAGCTGCTAGAGCTTCAGCAACAATAAGCTTTACCAGCCAAGAAGAGGCGAAAAATATTCGTGATACGATCATAACGCAAATTGACTTAATTATTGAGTCTACAGATAGCGACACAATCTTTCAACAGATGCGAATTTTAAAGGCGGAAGTGTCTAAATTCTTAGACAGTGGACAGGAAGACACAGCGGAAATTATTAACATACAGCTTAATGGTAGTGAGTCAAGCCTTGTTTTGGCATGGGAATTATATAAAGATGCTGAAGAGGAAACAGATATACTAAACCGCAACGTAATTTTGCACCCTTCTTTTTTGCCATCAGATAAAATTTTAGAGGTTCTTACAAGTGTCTGATAAATTCCAGATTGCAATAAATGGAGATATTAGAGATGGATTTAAGAGCATTTCTGTCGAGAGAACTATTGATAGTATATCAGGTGCTTTTTCTGTCACATATGCAGATATATCAAGCGCAAAAGAAAGAATATCTTTTGCTAGAAAATACGACCAGGTATTGATCATCTTTGAAAATGACCTAATAATGAATGGTGTTGTTGATGCTCTAAGTGGTAGCGCATCAAGGAATAGCAAGGAAAACAGCTTTTCAGGCAGAGATAAAACTGGTCAATTAGTAGATTGCAGCGTAGAAGATTATGGAGAGAGAAAAAACATTAGTCTAATAGAGCTTGCTAATAGCCTGACAAAGCCTTTTGACATAATAACACTTTCTAAAATAACTAACATAAAGCCTTTTCCTGTGTTTAAGATTTCGCCGGGCGAAAGTGTTTTTCAGGTACTCGATAGAGCAACACGTTTAAAAGGATTTTTGTTGCAGCCAACAACGGGCGGAAACCTTGAGATAGTAACCAACACAAAAGAAAGAGCTATAGGAGAAATTAAGGAAGGTGTTAACCTTGTCGATGTTGACTTTACTGATTCAGGCAATAATATTTTTAGCAAATATACTATCCTTGGACAGCAAGGAGGGCAAAAGATAATAGATGCCTGGAGCACTAAACAGCGTAATCAAATAAAGGCTACTGCTGTAGATAATAGTGAAGATATTTCAGGCAGATTTAGGCCAAAAGTAATTGTATCTGAGGGACAACTAGATCTTATAACAGCAAAAGATAGGGCGGAATGGGAAGCAGCGACTAGAAATGCTAGAGGAATTAGTATAAATTGCACTGTGCAAGGATGGGCTCAAGATGAATCAACGAAAAAAATTTGGAAGGTTGGCACCATTGTTAATGCTGATATAGAGAGCATCGGACAGAAAGGTGAATATCTTATAAGTGGGCTAGTCTTTGACTACTCAGAAGATAATGGATCTACAACAAGCATAACCTTAACAGATCCAAATGGATATATTAAACAACCCATTTTGAGCAGTACGCTAAAAACAGATTCGGTTAAAAATTTGGGGTGGTAGATGTCCTTCGAAAAGCTAAAAAATATATTCACTAGAGGAGCTATAAAGCTTGTAGATGATACACAGGGTTTACAGTTTTGCCAAACTGAGTTACTTGCTGATGAGGTACATGACAACATAGAGAGGTTGCAGAATTATGGTTTTACGTCTAGCCCGGCAATAACAGGAGACCCAGAGGCAGCGGTTTTCTTTATTGCAGGGAATAGGGATCACGGCATAATTGTTGCTATGGATGATAGAAGGTTTCGGCTAAGAAATTTAGAGCGCGGCGAGGTAGCAATTTATACAGACGAAGGCGATAAAATTGTCTTGAAACGTGGCCGAAAAATGGATATAATTACTGATGAGCTAACGATTACCGCAAATGTAAAAATTACATTAAACGCTCCGACAGTAGAGATAAATAGTCCCACAAAAACAGAGATAAACGCGGGGTTATTAGAGTCTAATAGTGCTAATACAAAACAAAATGCAGCAGTAAGTTATAGTATAAAATCACCTATCGTAAATATTGACCCATAGGAATATAGATTATGAGTATTTTTAAAGCCAGTTTAGTAGGTATTGATAGTGCTGGAGGTGGTCTAATACTTGGATCTGGCAATATATTCTGTAAAATAGCTGGCTCTTTCTGGGCTGTTGTTGGTGACTCGATTGCTTCACATGGCAGCGGTCCACACGCAGCAGCCACTATAACAGGCGGCTCTAGCTTCATAAAAATTGGTGGAATTCCTGCTTGTTTTGCTGGTAATTTGGCTTCCTGTGGTGATACAATAACCGGGTCTGCACATGTAAAGGTTGGTGGATAATGGGAGATTTCTCTATAGTACAATCAGAAACAGACTTGAGCTATGATATTGACTTCCAAGGCATTGATTTTGTCATCGATGAGGGGTTAGAAACCTCTATGATTGTGTCACTTTTTACAGATCGCAGAGTAGAGCAAGAGGAATTACCCGCGACAGAAACAGGAAAGCGTGGTTTTTGGGGCGATACCCTAGAGGATACTGAGACAGGAAGCAAATTATGGCTACTCGATAGAGAAAAACAAACTAATAATAACCTGCGTAGAGCTAGAGACTTTACAAGCCAAGCATTACAGATATATTTAGACGAAAATGTAGCCAGGGAAATAAATGTTGATACAAGCTACCCGAGAATATCCTTTTTGCGCATTGATGTAGAGTTTATAAAACCGACTGGAGAAGAGGTATTTTTTAGGTTCGACAAGAATTGGGAGGCAGAATTTAATGAGTCTAACTAGGCCAACATTATCAGAATTGCAGATTGTTAGAGAGCAAGACTTAGCTTTAAAATTTGGTCTAAATACTCCACTACTCCCAAAATCTGTAGTAAAAGTAGTGGCAACAGCTCAAGCAGGTGCCGACAATGGGCAATATGGATATATTGATAGCAGATCAAAAGAGGTTTTACCAGATTCTGCAACTACAGATTTTCTAGATCGATGGGCTGTTATATACGGCATTAGCCGTAAGGATGCCAGTTTTGCAATAGGTTCCACCACTTTTACAGGTGTAGAAACTACTATAATACCTTCTGGAACTGTTATTGTAAGGGCAGACGGTGAAGAGTTTACAACGGATGCAATTGCCACAATAACGGGAGGTGTTGCCTCTGTTGCTATTACTGCAAGTACAGCGGGAATACTTGGCAATACAGCAGCGACAACGATTTTGTCTTTATCTACCCCAATTTCTGGGATAGATCCAGATACCACAGTGGATACTGGTGGAATCACTGGTGGGGCAGATATTGAAACAGATGTTGCACTGAGAATAAGGATATTAGAAAGGATACAGTTTCCTAGCAATGGGGGTAATGAGTCTTTTTATGTACAAATTGCTAAAACCATTGACGGAGTGACAAGAGTTTTCGTTTTAGCAAACTTTTCTGGAGCTGGAACAGTAAGAGTATTTTTCGTAGAAGATGATAACCCGGTTTCTATAATTCCAGGTGCTGCAAAAGTGGCAGAAGTACAAGCGGCTATTGATTTAGTTAAGCCTTTACCTGCAAATGTAACTGTTTCTGCTCCTGTTGCAAAGGCTCTTGACATTACAGTAGACATTTCGCCAAATATCTCTAGTGTACAAACAAATATTACAGCAGAATTGGATGATTTACTTATTCGAGAAGCAGCCCCAGGAGCAACGATTTTGTTAAGCAAAATCAATGAGGCTATAAGCATAGCAGATGGCGAAGATGACCACGATTTATTATCACCTGTGGCTGATGTTGGACATATAGCCGGGGAAATTGCAATACTTGGAACAATTATCTATGGAACACTACCATAATGGCACAATTCACTCGGGCTCAATATAACGAAATGCAAGGCAAATTATTGCCACCAGGAAAAGCTTGGAACCGTGACCCATCTAGTAATATAATGAAATTGCTTGACGTTCAATCAGCAGGGCTTTTCCAGGTTGATACATCAATCTGTGATTGGATAAATGTACAAGCACTACCAGATACAACTTGC